TCGTCCCGTCATCGCGCTGGCGACTGAGGGTTTCGGCAGCCGGTCCGCCCTCTATCGCCGCCTCGCCGATCTCCGCCACGTCCTCACCGCCCACGGTCTCGGTCCGGCGTGGGACGATCTGGCGGCGGCCTGAGTAGAGGGAAAAGGAGGAGATCATGTTCATGGGAACCACACCCTTCATCACGGTTCGCGCCAGTCGACCGCTGTCCGAGATCGAGTTCTGCGCATGGGTGGCGCAGGCCGTTCCCGGCGACCGGCTGGAATACCATCGCGGCTTTCTGGTGCTCGATACCTTTCCGGCGATCTCGCACCTGCCGGATGCGCAGCGCGTCGAACTGGCCAAGCTGGGAAGCCGCGCCTTCTGGGCCGCCGAACAGGGCCTCGTGCACCTGGTGCAGGAGCGCATCGACACAGATCGGTTCGCCTACATCGCCGTCGCCCGCCCCAGGCCGAAGGCCGCCACCGCATCGCTGTCCGCGCTGCTGCTCGACGCGCAGGCGGCGTGACCCTCCCTTCCGGACCCAACACGCAAACCAAGGAGGCACAAATATGCCGTTTTCAGAAAACACCCCCACGCCGGATGATCTCCAGGCGCTCAGCGCGGCCGAGATCGCGGCCTTGCCGGTCGAACTGCTGGCCATCCTGCAGCACGAGATCGATGCGCGGCTCAAACGCGACAAGGCCGCCAAGGCCCGGCTCGATGCCGGTCTCGCGGTGCGCTACGCCGATCGCGCTGCTGAGGAACGGCAGGCCGCAGGCAAGGACACGGGCACGACGCGCTTCGATGACGGTGATTTCACCATCGTGGCTGACCTGCCCAAGCGGGTCGATTGGGATCAGGACAAGCTCGCCGCGATGGTCGCGCGCATTCGCGATGCCGGTGACGACCCCGCACAATATGTCGACATCGCCATCAAGGTGCCGGAGCGCAAATACGCGGCCTGGCCCGACGCGATCCGGAAAGGCTTCGAGCCCGCGCGGACCGTGCGCACCGGCACGCTCAAGGTCGAGCTTCTCTCTCAGGGAGGCGATCAATGAGCCTGCGCATTCTCACCGCCGATGAGCGCCTGCGCGAGGCGCAGGGCAAGACCACCATGGCGATCTTTGGCCCGAGCGGGGGTGGCAAGACGACCCTCCTGACCACCATGCCCGAGGAGCAAACCGTCTGCCTCGACTTTGAAGCGGGTCTCAAATCGGTGCAGGGCTGGAAAGGCGACAGCATCTCGATCCGTCGCTTTGCCGATGCGGTCGATATCGCCTGCCTGATCGGTGGCGCAAACCCGGCGGCCCAACCGGAAGAGCATTTCTCCGAGGCCCATCATGCGCACCTGCGCGGGCTGCATCCCGAGCTAGCCGCGCGGCTCGACACCAAGCGCATCGTCTTCGTCGACAGCATCACCGATCTGACGCGCCAGGCGATGGCATGGGCCAAGACCCGACCCGAGGCGCTGTCGGACCGCACCGGGAAACCCGACACACGCGGCGCCTACGGGCTTCTGGCGCGCGAGGTCATCGGCCTGCTGAAGCATCTTCAGCATGCGCCGGGGCGCACCGTCATCTTCGTCGGCATCCTCGAGAAGGTCGTCGACGACATGAACAGGGTGACGTTCCAGCCGCAGATGGAAGGCGGCAAGGCCGCGCGCGAACTGCCGGGCATCGTCGATCAGGTCATGACGCTCGACCTCTTCACGCAGGAAGAGGGCGCGGAGGGCGCGCGCAGCTGGCGTCATGATCCCGACAAGGGCACCGCGCGCCGCCTCGTCTGCCAGTCCGCCAACCCCTGGGGCCTGCCCGCCAAGGATCGCTCGGGCCGTCTCGACCTGACCGAACCCGCCGATCTCGGCGCGCTTCTCACCAAGATCAACCAAACCCCGAAAGGATAATCCCCATGACCTTCGACATGAACGACGTCGCACCGCAGCAATCCGGCGACCTGATCCCGGACGGCACCTTCGCCAAGGTGACCATGTCCATCCGCAAGGGCGGCACGGACGGGATGAGCGAGGTGGATCGCGGGCTGCTGAAACCCTCGAACCAGCCGGGCAGCGATGTGCTGATGGTGGATGCCGAGTTCACCGTGGCCGAGGGCCGGTTTGCCCGGCGTAAGTTCTGGCAGAACTTCACCGTGCAGGGCGGCAAGCTCGACGAGCAGGGCCAGTCGATCGGCTGGAAAATCTCCAAGAGCCAGTTCCGGGCCATGATCGACAGCGCGCTTGGGCTCAACCCCGAGGACATGAGCGAGGGCGCCAAGGCCAAGCGCATGCTGCGCGGGCTGGCCGATCTCGACGGGATCACCTTTGTCGCGAAGATCCAGATCGAGGCGAACCGGAACCCCGCCTACAAGGATGCCAACAAGCTCGACCATGTGGTGCTGCCGACGGCGCCCGAGTGGCAGAAGGTCATGTCGGGCGAAGCGGTGCCCACGCAGCCGTCCCAGAAGCCGCGGCCCGCTGCCGCTCCGGCGCAGCCCGCTGCCCCGGCATGGGGTCAGTCGCAACCCGCTGCCGCGCCAACCGCACCGGCCTGGACTACACCGGCCTCGACGCAACAGCCGGCCACGCAGCCCACGCAAGCGCCGCAACCAGAGAGCGGCCCACAGCCGTCGCACGGTTCTCAGCCGTCGCAGGGCCCGGCCTGGTTGAACCCGTGAGCCCGGACGAATGGCAGGCGCATGTCACCACGGAGGCGGCGCTCGCGATGGGGCGCTGGCTCGAGGCGCGGGGGCGGCTCGACCGCCCCATCGCCGGCCTCACGCGAAAGGATCTCGAATGCATGGCATCAAACGCGATCGGCCGCTTCATCTTACTGGCCTCGGAGCGTCGGACGGAGGCGCCCGACCCGGAGGAACGCGCAAAGCTGGACCTTCTGCTTATGGGGTGACGCGCGCTGACCTCGCCCGCCGTGTGCCCTGCGCGCTCTGCGGACGGGAAGCGCACGGCTTCGGCTACTGTCACCAATTGCGATGGGACCGCCATCCCCACCACCGATTTTGCTCGATGGCCTGCCTCACAGCGGGCAGCGCCATCGCCAGGAGAAACCACGGAATGATCGACAAGACCGACATGGAAGCCCGCGCGATCTTTGAGGCGCGCCGCAACCTCGCTGAAGCGCTCACCGAAATGGACCTGATGGAGCCCTTCTTCGACCGGCCGGCCGAGGACATCGACTGCCTGATCGAGGCCTGCGTCGAGGGCTTTCAGGCCTCGATGCGGCGCCAGTCCGATGCCGGCGAAATTCCTTTTTGAGCCGGAGACCAGCATGCTCGACCTCAACCACAAATCCGGCTTCGTCTATGGGCGTGAGGCTTCGGAGCCCGAGCCCCTCGGGGCGCGGATCAACAGCCGCATCGACGCAGCACTTGTTGCGGAGCGCGACACGCAGCGCCCGCGCGACTATCTCGGCGCCAGCCGCATCGGCGAGCCCTGCGCGCGCCGCCTCGTCTATGAATTCACCAGGACACCGGTCGATCCGGGCAAGGAATTCGAGGGGCGCACGCTGCGCATCTTCAAGGCCGGTCACGTGTTCGAGGATCTCGCCATCCGCTGGCTGCGCACAGCGGGGTTCGACCTGCGCACCGAAAGGCGCGACGGCGGCCAGTTTGGCTTCGAGACGGCAGGCGGGCGCATTCGCGGTCATGTCGATGGCGTGATCGTCAGTGGCCCGGAGATGGGGCTCACCTGGCCGGTGCTCTGGGAACACAAGGCGCTGAAGGCCTCATCCTGGTCCGACACGGCGAAGAAGGGTGTGCAGATCTCGAAGCCCGTCTATTACGGCCAGTTGCAGATCTACATGGCTTATATGGGCCTAGCCTCCGCGCTCTTCACCGCGCTGAACAAGGACAGCTGCGAGCTTTACCACGAGCATGTGCCGTTCGACCCAGGCGCCGCGCAGGCGCTGTCGGACAAGGCGGTGGACGTGCTGCGCGCCGCGGACGCGGGCGATCTGCTGCCACGCATCGCCGTTCATGCCGATTTTTATCTCTGCCGGTTCTGCCCCTTCAGCGCCCGGTGCTGGTCGGAGGGTCACGCATGAGTCTCACGCTTTCGGAGGCGCAAACGCGCGCCATTGCCGCCATCCGCGACTGGTATCTGCACCGCACCCACGCGCAGCAGGTGTTCCGGGTGTTCGGCTACGCAGGGGTCGGAAAGACCACCATCACCGCCATGGCGATCGAGGCGCTCGGCCTCCGGCCGATGACGCCCGGCGGTCTGGGCGGCGTGATCTTCGCCGCCTTCACCGGCAAGGCCGTCCATGTGATGACGCAGAAGGGCACGCCGGCCCAGACGATTCACAGCCTTATCTATCGCTTCTCCGAGGCCACACCCGACGAAATCGCCCGCGTGACCGAGGAACTGGCGGCGCTGGAGCGCGACCTGCCGCGCATGGGCGTGGCTGAGCGCAGCTTTGCCGAGACCCAGATCAGACAGCTGAAGTTCAGGCTCGATCACATCCATGAACCGCGCTTCGTGCTGAACACGCAATCCGCCCTGCGCGATGCGGACCTGCTCGTGCTCGACGAGGTCTCGATGGTGGGCACGGACATGGCACAGGACCTCATGGCCTTCGGCAAGCCGATCTTGGTGCTGGGCGATCCGGGCCAGCTGCCGCCCGTGAAGGATACCGGTTTTTTCACCGAGGCCACACCTGACGTGATGCTCACCGAGGTGTATCGGCAGGCCGCCGAGAGCCCGATCCTGCAGCTGGCCACCCTCGCGCGCGAGGGCCGCGACATTCCCTTCGGCGCGTTCGACGATCAGGTCTGGAAGATGTCGCGCCACGAGGTGAGCCCGGCGCAGATGCTGCAAGGCGGCCAGGTGATCTGCGGCACGCACGCCACGCGGCGGCGGCTCAACACCGCGATGAAGGGCGCTGCCGGGTTCGAGGCCGATTATCCCGCAGGGGCCGGCGAAAAGATCATCTGTCTGCGCAATCGCCATGATCTTGGGCTGATCAACGGCATGTTCCTGCATCTGTCGGACGTGCAGGCGCATCCCCGCAACGACCGGGCGTTTCGCGCCACAGTGCGCACCGAGGACGGCACCTGCATCTCGGGCGCGCAGGATTTCTGGCGCGGGGAATTCGACGACCATGTGCGCTTCGATCCCGACCGCCATCGCCGCGAATGGATGGCGTGCCGCGGGCTGATCCAGTCCAGCTGGGGCTACGCGATCACCTGCCACAAGAGCCAGGGAAGCCAGTACCCCACCGTGATCGTCGTGGATGACGGCTTCGGGCACACCGCCGAGGACCGCAAACGCTGGCTCTACACCGCAATCACCCGGGCCGAACACGGCCTGCTGATCCTTGCCTGAAGGAGGCCACGCATGAGTGCCACCGTGATCGATCTCAACGACGCCATGCCGTCGCGGCCGCAACCGGAACGCTACGATCTGGACCTGATCGTCCAGCGTCTGCGCGAGACGGCGGAGCATTGGGTGCCGCGGCTGTTCCCAAATGGACGCCGTGTTGGCGACGAATGGCGGCTGGCCAATATCCGCGGCGACGCACCGCGCAATACCGGCTCCTGCGTCATCACCCTGCGCGGGCCGCATGCCGGGGACTGGATCGACTTTGATGGCAATGAGGGCGGCGGGCCGATCAGTGCCATCGAGGCGGCAACGGGGCTCGATGGGCGGGACCTGATCGTCGAGGCGGCGGAGATGGCCGGCGTTCAGTCCGGTGCCCCCGCGCGCCAGGCCCCCGCAGCCAAACCCGCGCCAAAGCGCGACGCGTCCCAGGACATCGCGCATATCCTGTCGAAAGCCGTGCCCATCACCGGCACCTCAGCCGCGGCCTATCTGCAGGCCCGCGGCCTTGCGCTGCCGGACGCGCCCGATCTGCTGTTTCATTCCGATCTGACGCATTGGGAGACGAAGACCGGCTATCCGGCGCTTCTCGGCCAGGTGCGCGATCGCAGCGGCGATGTGATCGGGCTGCACCGTACCTACATCGTTGAAGCCGGCAACGAAGTGCGCAAGGCGCCGGTCACCAAGCCGAAGATGATGCTCGGGCGCGTGGCCGGTGGCGCCGTGCAGCTCGCACAGCTCGGGAATGGCGACCGGCTGGCGCTGTCAGAGGGCATCGAGACCGGGCTCGCCGTGATGACCGCCTGTCCGGACCTGGCGGTATGGGCGACGCTGTCGACCTCCGGTCTCGAACAGATCGATTTGCCTCCCGCCGCACAGCGCGTGCTGATCCTCGCCGACCATGACGTCTCCGGCGCCGGTCTGCGGGCCGCCGAAGCCGCCGCCCGGCGCTTGCGGGCGCAGGGGCGCGATGTCGCCATCGCGATCCCACCGGAGGAAGGGCAGGACTTCAACGACCTGTTGTTGCGCGACGGGGCCAAGGCCGTCGCCGCCCTGATCGAGGACGCGGAGGCCGTCACCGAGACCGAGGCGGTCCTGCAGATCGGCCAGCACCGGCCGGTCAATTATCAGGGCAGCGGCGAGGCCATGCCCACCCTGCGCGCCGACGAAGGCGATCTGGGCCGTTCGGTCTCCCAGGCCTGGAGCGTGATCATGGCCTCCAATCGCACGCCATGGGTCTATCGCTTCGCAGGCCAGCCCACATGGGTGGTCCCCGACGACGAGGGGCGCCCGGTGGCCACCATGCTCAACGAGGAACGCCTGCGCCACATGCTGGCGCGGCTGGCCCGCTGGGTGCGCGAAACTTCGAAGGGCGAATTGCTGCCTGCGCCGCCGCCCGTCGCGGTCGTCAAATCCGTGCTGGCCACGCCCGATCCGGCGCTGCCGGTGCTCACCGGTATCGTCAACACGCCGGTCTTCGGGCGCACCGGCACGCTGATCACCACGCCAGGATACCACCCGGACGCACGGTTGCTCTACGTGCCCGCGCCCGGGTTCACCGTGCCGGAGATCCCTACCCGACCGGGTGCAGAGGATATCGCGGCCGCGCGCAGGCTGATCTGCAAGGACCTGCTCGGCGACTTCCCCTTCACCGGCGAGGCCGAGCGCGCGCATGTCGTGGCCCTCCTGCTGCTCGGCTTCCTGCGTGGCATGATCGACGGGCCGACGCCGCTGCACCTGATCGAAAAGCCCACGCCCGGCACCGGCGCCACACTGATGGTAGATGCGATCGCCACGATCCTGACCGGCACCGGTGCCAGTGTCATGACCGAGGGGCGCGACGATGAGGAATGGCGCAAGCGCGTCACCGCCAAGCTGCGCCAGATCCCCTCGATCATCCTGATCGACAACCTGCGTGCCAAGCTCGACAGCGCGGCCGTTGCCGCGGCCCTCACCGCCCCCTTCTGGGAGGATCGTGTGCTCGGGGTCTCGGAAATGACCCGGCTGCCGATCCGCTGCCTCTGGATCGCGACCGGCAACAACCCCGAGTTCTCCAACGAGATGGCGCGCCGCCTCGTGCGCATCCGGCTCGATGCCAATATCGAACGCCCCTGGCAACGCGGCGGGTTCCGCCATCCCGATCTCATGGTCTGGGTGCGCGCCAATCGCGCCCGGCTTGTCGCGGCCTGCCTGACGCTGTGCCAGGCTTGGATCGCCGCCGGCAAGCCGCGCGGCAAGAAGACCATCGGCTCCTACGAGAACTGGGCGCAGATCGTCGGCGGCGTGCTCGAAACCGCCGGCATCCCCGGCTTTCTCGGAAATCTCGAGGAGATGATGGAAGCGTCCGATAACGAGGGGGCCGCGTGGAACGGGTTCATCGCAAGCTGGTGGGACCGGTTCGGGACCGCAGAGGTGGGAGCAAACGATGTGCTTGACCTCGCGATAGTCGCAGACCCGAAGCTCCCGGTGGGCCGCCCGGGCAAGACTGTCGACACGGCAGAACTCGGTCGTGGGATCAGTCGGATGCGAGACCGTGTTTTCGATGTGGATGGGCGGAAGCTGCAATTGAAGTTCAGCAGGATGCTGCGGCGCTCGCAACGCTGGGTTCTGACGCTCACCGCGGACCGCTCGCGCCAATCTCCTTCAGCAGGGTGTGAGGTGTGTGAGGAGGGGTGTGAGGATAAAAACGTCGCACCTCACACATCCAAGCCATTGGATACGCAACAGAAAACGGAAGGGTGTGAGGTGTGTGAGGTAAATTCCCGTACCCTTACGCATGCGGGCACGCGCGCACACGCGAAGGAGAGGCCGGAAAACACCTCACATTCCTCACATTCCTCACACAGGCCCATAAAATCAGAGACTTATGGGTGTGAGGATGGGTGTGAGGCAGATTTGCCCTCCTCACACAGCCCCGACCTGGTGCCTGACTGGCTCAGGGAGGTGCTCGAATGATGCGTCCGCCCGCTACCGGCCCGCCGCGCGACGGGCCCGTTCAAATCCGACGACGGCGGCCGGTACCGCCAAGCATCAACCGCCGTCGTCTTCCACCCGAGCAGCCAACCAGAAAAGGAGACCACCCATGGCTGATACGACTCTCGCCGACGCCAACCTCGGCGCAACCCCGAAAACGCCCATGCCGCCTGAGCCCGCGCGCACCATCCTTGCGCTCGATCTCGGCACCACGACCGGCTGGGCGCTGCGCGGCCATGACGGGCTGATCACCAGCGGAACAGCATCGTTCAGGCCCGGCCGCTTCGATGGCGGCGGCATGCGGTATCTGCGCTTCACCAACTGGCTGACCGAGCTGGACCGGCTGTCTGGCCCGATCGCGACGATCTGGTTCGAGGAAGTGCGCCGCCACGCAGGCACCGACGCAGCCCACGTCTTTGGTGGACTGCTTGGTGTGCTGACCAGTTGGGCGGAATTGCGCGGCGTTCCCTATCAAGGCGTACCCGTTGGCACGATCAAAAAATATGCCACCGGTCGCGGCAACGCCAACAAGCAGGCAATGATCGACGCGGCCCGCGCCCGTGGGTTCAGCCCGGCCGACGACAACGAGGCCGACGCCATCGCCATTCTGCTCTGGGCCATCGAGACCCGGGGAGGTGCGGTATGAGCTTCCACCCGAAAGGCTACGGCGGTCACCGCCGCGATCCCGAACAGGTCAAGCGCGACGGTTGGCACGACCAGCAGATGCTGGCTGTGTCGCTGGACGACCACCGCCTCACCTGGCCCGAGCGCGAACTGGTTCGGCAACTGGGCGAGCGGCTCTATGGCAAGCGGCAGGAGGACCGACGTCATGGCTGACTGGACCACGGGCCGCGTGCAGGACCGGCTGGAGCTGGCCGCAGACGTGTTCGCGCAACTGCCCGGCGTGAAGCCCACGGGCTACTTCAACGCCTGGCCCGAGTATTTCCACAGCTTCGCCGATCATGTGGGGCAAGAGCCGGAAACGCGCCGCCCGCGCCCTACCCCGCGCCAGATCACCGAAGCCGAGGAGGCGATGCTCTGGCTGCGCTGGCTGGAGCGTGACGACGCGCGCATCGTCTGGCTGCGCGCAAGGGGCAAGCCGTGGAAGAAGATCACCTGGGAGATCGGGCTCAGCCGTCCGGCCGCCAACCGCCACTGGCAGTACGGCGTCGCGCTGATCACCTGGCGGCTCCATGGCCGCGTGCCATCATCGCGGCGCTCGAGGCGGTTCGTGATCGACAACGCCGACAGCCTGTCAAGGAAAATCATCCTGTGACGGAATTTTCGGGGAGACATCCCGTGGGGTTCACCAAGCCGGCCTCGGGGCCTACAAATGGGTTATGCTCGCACGAGGCGTGAGCGACGGGACACCACGACACGACTGGATTCCGGGGTCCACCCGGGGTCCAGTTGGGAATCCAGAAGGGGACACGATGGCACGAGAGCGGCGACAGTTCGACCCCGGGCAAACGGTGACCGGTTGACCGGAAAAACCATCTCCGCCACCCGCTAAGTCATTGATTTCACGGTTCCTTTCTGTGCACTTCGTATGCTGGCGGGCGTGGCGCAAAATGTCGCCAGCGACAGGGCCGATTTTTTGGGAAGCCACCGGTGTCCAGCATCCAGCTACGACACCCTGAAAGCTTCGTGATTTCAAAGACCTGACCGGCCGCGCGGGGTGGATACCCCGCGGACTTCGGAGTCCAGCCGGAAGCCGGTGGCCCCCACCGCGGAGTCCACCCGTGGGGGAGTCCAATCCCTTCGGCCCCAATGCCATAGACAGGAATACGCATGACGCTGAGCTTCGCCCCGGAGCGGATCGAGCACTGGCCGCTCGCGCGCCTGCAGCCTTACGCGAAGAACGCGAAGCAGCACGGGCCCGACCAGGTCGCGAAGCTCGCTGCCAGCATGGCCGAGTTCGGCTGGACCGTGCCGTGCCTCGTGGGCGAGGACGGCGAGCTGATCGCCGGCCACGGGCGGGTGCTGGCCGCGACGCAACTTGGGCTGACCGAGGCGCCGGTGATCGTGCTCGGGCACCTGACCGAGGCGCAGCGCCGGGCCTATCGTTTGGCCGACAATAAATTGACCGAACTCGGAACATGGGACGAGGCGCTGCTGTCGGCGGAACTGAACGAGCTGCTGGCCGACGACTACGACCTGTCGCTGGTCGGCTTTTCCGACGGCGAACTCGACAAGCTGCTGGCCTTCGATACGGACGTGGGCGGCGGAGAAGAAGGTAGCGCCGGGGGCTCCGTGCCTCCGCTGACCATCCCCGAGCCACCGCGCAATCCGGCCTCGCGGACAGGCGACCTGTGGATCCTCGGCGATCATCGGCTGCTCTGCGGGGACAGCACGAACCACGAAGATGTCCGCCGTCTGATGAACGGCGAGCGCGCGGTGCTGTTTGCGACCGACCCTCCGTATCTCGTCGACTACGACGGATCGAACCACCCGACGCGGAACAAGGACTGGAGCCAGTCCTACGGCGTCACTTGGGACGACAGCAGCCAAGGGGCCGAACTCTACGACGGGTTCATAGCGGCCGCCGTCGCCGAGGCGATCACCGAGGACGCCGCCTGGTACTGCTGGCACGCCTCGCGCCGGCAGGCGATGCTGGAGGCCTGCTGGGAGAAAGCCGGCGCCTTCGTCCACCAGCAGATCATCTGGGTGAAGGACCGCGGGGTTCTCACCCGGTCGCATTACCTCTGGAAGCACGAGCCCTGCTTCATGGGCTGGCGCCGACCGAACCGCCCGCCGAAGGTTGCCGAGCAGACGTTGCCCTCGACTTGGGAGATGCCGTCCTTCGCCAAGGACGACCGGCCCGACCACCCGACGCCGAAACCGCTCGACGCTTTCGGGATCCCGATGCGCCAGCACGTCGCCCGTGGAGGGCTCTGCTACGAGCCGTTCGCTGGCTCGGGCTCGCAGATCATGGCGGGTGAGGCCAACGGCCGGCGCGTCTTCGCAATGGAGATCAGCCCGGCTTACGTCGATGTCGCCGTAGAGCGCTGGCAGGCCGAGACCGGCAGGGACGCGATCCTCGATGGCGACGGTCGGACCTTCGCGCAGGTGAAAGCCGAGCGGCTGGGCGAGACCACGGCAGCAGGCGCCGATGCCGCTGCCTGATGGCCGTCTACTACAACGATGCCGACCCCTTGGCCTGCGCATGGCTGCGGGAATTGATCGCGGCCGGGCTGCTGCCGGATGGCGACGTGGACGAGCGGTCCATCCTCGAAGTGGAGCCCACCGACCTGCGCGGCTTCGCGCAGTGTCATTTCTTCGCCGGAATCGGCGGCTGGCCCTACGCACTACGCCTCGCCGGCATAGCCGAGAATCTGTCCGTCTGGACCGGCTCGCCGCCCTGCCAGCCATTCAGCCAGGCCGGGCAGCGCAAGGGACAGGACGATGACCGCCATCTCGCCCCGGCCTTCCTGCGGCTCGTCGCAGCCTGCCGCCCGGAGTTCGTCTTCGGCGAGCAGGTCGCGAGCGCGGCAGTGCTCGGACCAGTTGGCAGCGCGACTCGCACAGCGGCTGAGGGCCCGGCTGGCTGGGCGTGGTTCGACGCTCTGGCTTCTGACCTGGAAGCGGCATCTTACACCGTCGCGGCGGCCGATCTGCCGGCTGCGGGCATCGGCGCTCCGCACATCCGCCAGCGGCTGTTCTTCGGCGCCGCCGCCCTGGAGCCGGGCGGGCTGGGCAACGGCCTCAGCGCGGGATCACAAGGACGGATCGGAATGCCGGGCGGTGCCGATCAACGCGCTACTCGGCCGGCAGGTCTGGCTGGCGGGCTGGCCGACGGCGATGGCGGGCTCGCCCGCGACGGCAGCGTACAACGCGGCGGGCAACACGGATGCGAGCCGCAGGACGGTAAAGCTGGTCGACTGGTCGAAGGTGACGACCCCACCGGCGCCGATGCGACGGACGGCGTCTGGCGAGATCCGGACTGGCTCCTCTGCCGCGATGGCCGCTGGCGGCCCGTTGAGCCCGGAACATTCCCGCTGGTTGATAGGATATCCGGTCGCATGGGGCTGCTGCGGGGCTACGGCAATGCGATCGTGCCGCCGCTCGCGGCGGAGTTCGTGACGGCGTTTCTGGAGAGCCTGCCGGAGGGGCTGTGATGAAGCAGAGCCGGATCATGTCGATGGTCGAGGCCGCGACGAACGTCGTCGTCGGCTACGTGCTGGCCATCGCCACGCAGATCGTCGTGTTCCCATTGTTCGGGATCGAGACCGGTCTCGCCGAGCACATGACCATCGGCCTCGCCTTCGTCGGCGTCTCGCTGGCGCGCGGCTATCTTCTGCGCCGGCTGTTCGAATTTTGGCGGTGACGCCGCGCGTCACTCTTCGGAGGCGACTTCCGAGACGTATGCACCGCCCGCATTCCACGAACCTTCATCGAGGGTCCAGACGGCGTTTTCCATGTCGGCCAGAACCTTGAAGGCGGCGACTTGCGCCGCCTCAGGGGATAGTGCTTCGACGGACACGAAGGTGCTTTCGGTGACGTCGCGGGTGATCTTGACCCTGAAGCGCGGCATCAGTCCGCGTCCTGAATGCGATAGCAGCGCCCACGACCCTCGACCTTCTCCGAGGTGATGGTCAGGCCGAGCTTCTTTTTCAGTGCGCCGGACATGGCGCCCCTAGCGGTGTGAGCCTGCCAGTCGAGTGCCGCCACGATCTCGTCGATGGTGGCTCCGCCCTCGGCGCGGAGCATCTCGATCAGCTTCGCCTGCTTCGTGCCCGCGCGCGGTGTGCGCGCCTTGGCCGCGGGGTCGCCCTCGGCGGGAGCGTCCTTCGGGGCCTCCGCGCTCGGCGCCGCGTCGGCGCCCGTGTTCGCTCTGTCGCCGCCTTCCGGCTCGATCCCGATGGCGGCGAGGCCCGCATCTGCGATGTGCAGGAGGATGGCGCGGCCGTCCGTGTCGTTGCGCCAGATGCGGTTGAGGGCGGCATCGGCCTTGGTCCGGCTGTCGGTCGTGGTCTCGGCGATCAGCCCGCGGGAGAGGAGCGCGCCGACCACCTTGGCGGCCGCGCCGCCGCGGAGCGAGCCGGGAAGCGGCAGGACGTTGCGGTCCTCGCGCTGCGCGGCGGCGCTGAGGATCACGAGCTGGGTATCGGAAAGCTTGGTCATGGGGTCGTCTCCTTGGTCGGGGCCGCGACCGTCGCGACCCTCCTACGACCCCGAGCCGCGCCTTGGCGCGGCAGGAGTTCCGGCGGGGCCGGAGGTCAGATCAGCCCGAGGTCTCGCAGGAGCGTGGCGGCGTCGGGCAGCCGATCCGTCGCCACGTCGATGGCGATGGTCATGCTGTCGGCGGTAAGGCGGGCCGAAATGTCCGCTTCCTCGCGGAGGGCGTCCCCGATCTCCTCGAGAACGGCGGGGATGCGGCTGGCATCCCAAGGCTCGTTCAGGCCGCGGATGGCGATGCGGATGGTGCTGGTTTCCATGGTGCTTACTCCGCGTGCTCGCCCTCGCCGAAGGCGCTGTCGGTGATGCGCTTGAGGAGGCTGGCGTAGTGGTCAAGGGTGCCGACCATCGCCCAGCCCACCTCGTCGGGGTGGCAGTTGAAATGGTCGTCGCTCAGCGCCTGTAGCCGGGCGAGCATCTCGTCGATCTCGGCTTTCTTGCCGATGAAGGCGTTCAGCGCGGCTTCTTTGTTGCGGCGCGCCTTCTCGGCGCGGAGCTGGTGGCGGGGCGTGGTGATTGGGTTCAGGCGCGTGGTCATCCGGTGGCTCCGTGTGCTGAGTTGCATCGTCCTTCTGGATCCAGGTTCGCTCCGGCGCAGAGGCTTATCAACTCAATAAGCACATGATTTCGAATGATAATCGGAGCGCGGCATGGAGGGTCTGAGCGAGCGCCAATACGCCGCCCGCGTCGGCCTCTCGCGCGGGGCGATCCAGAAGGCGAAGGCCGCCGGCCGCCTGGTGCTGCACGCCGATGGGAGCATCGATCCCGACGCCAGCGACGCGCGCCGGGCCGAGAGCACGGACCCGTCGAAAACCCGCAAGCCGCCCGCGCCGAAGCGCAAGCCCGTACCGGAGGCGGCTGTTTCGGCGGTGGGCGATACCCTCAAGGAACAGGGCCTGGCCGCGCCGGCCACGGGCGGCGGGACGACCTTCCTGCAGGCGAAGACGGCCAACGAGGTGCTGAAGGCGCAGGAGCGGCGCATCCGGCTGCAAAAGCTGAAAGGCGAGCTGATCGACCGCGCCCGCGCGCTGGCGCTGGTGTTCCGGCTGGCGCGGCAGGAGCGCGATGTCTGGGTCAACTGGCCCGCCCGGGTGGCCGCACTGATGGCGGCCGATGTGGGCGTGGAACCGGCCGCGATGCAGAAGGCTCTGGAGAAACATGTCCGATCCCAGCTCGACGACCTCGCCGAGATCCAGCCCGATCTCCGCTGAGGACGCGGACGCGCAGGCCTTCGACGGGGCGCAGGACATCCTGCGTGCCTGGGGCGCAGGGCTGCGGCCCGACCCGGACCTGACGGTATCCGAATGGGCCGACCGGCACCGCAAGCTGTCGTCGCGCGCCTCGGCCGAGCCCGGGCAGTATCGCACGGTGCGCACGCCTTACATGGGCGAGATCATGGACCGGCTGAGCCCCGGCGATCCCACGCAGCGGGTGGTGTTCATGAAGGCCGCGCAGGTCGGCGCGACAGAGGCCGGGAACAACTGGATCGGGTTCGCCATCCACCAGGCGCCGGGCCCGATGCTTGCGGTCCAGCCGACGGTGGAACTGGCCAAGCGCAACTCGCGCCAGCGGATCGACCCGCTGATCGAGGAAAGCCCGGAGCTGCGGGAGCGAATCAAGCCGGCGCGCTCGCGCGATGCGGGCAACACCATGCTGTCGAAGGAGTTCGCGGGCGGCATCCTGATCATGACCGGGGCGAACTCGGCGGTGGGGCTGCGGTCCACGCCGGCGCGCTATATCTTTCTCGACGAGGTCGACGCGTATCCGGCCTCGGCCGACGAGGAAGGCGATCCGGTGACGCTGGCCGAGGCGCGCTCGCTGACCTTTGCCCACCGGCGCAAGGTGTTCCTCGTCTCGACGCCGACGATCCGGGGGCTCTCCCGAATCGAGCGGGAGCTCGAGGCGTCCGACCAGCGCCGCTTCTTCGTGCCATGCCCGCATTGCGACGCAATGCAGTGGCTGAAGTTCGACCGGCTGCGCTGGGAGAAGGGGCGGCCGGAGACGGCGGAGTATCTCTGCGAGGGCTGCGACGGGGCCATCGCGGAGCACCACAAGACGGCGATGCTGGAAGCGGGCGAATGGCGCGCGACCGCCGAGCCGGAGGACCCCGGCACCGTCGGCTATCACCTCTCGGCGCTCTACTCGCCGGTGGGCTGGCTCGGCTGGGACCGGATCGCGCGCGCCTGGGAGGCGGCCCGAGGCTCGGACGAGGCGATCAAGGCGTTCCGCAACACGATCCTCGGCGAGACATGGGTCGAGAGCGGCGAGGCGCCCGACTGGCAACGGCTGGCGGATCGCCGCGAGGCATGGAAACCGGGCACCGTGCCGGCGGGCGGCCTGTTCCTGACCGCCGGCGCCGACGTGCAGAAGGACCGCATCGAGGTCGATGTCTGGGCCTGGGGCCGCGGGCTGGAAAGCTGGCTCGTCGATCATGTCGTCATCGAGGGCGGGCCCGGCGATCCGGCCTGCTGGCAGCAGCTCACGGATCTGCTGGGGCGCACATGGACGTATGCCTCCGGCGAGCATCTGGCGATCGCGCGTCTTGCGATCGACACGGGCTACGAGACCAGCGCGGTCTATGGCTGGGCGCGGCAGGTCGGCTTCGCGCAGGTGGCACCCGTGAAGGGGCTCGACGGGTTCAATCGGTCGAGCCCGGTGACAGGCCCCACCTATGTTGACGCGACCGTCGCGGGCAAGCGCCTGCGCCGCGGCGCGCGGCTGTGGAGCGTGGCGACCTCGACCTTCAAGGCCGAGACCTACCGCTTTCTGCGCCAGGACCGACCGGCGGAGGAAGAGATCGCCGCCGGTGCACCGTTTCCGCCCGGAACGGTGCATTTGCCGTCCTGGGCGGACAGCGAATGGCTGAAGCAGCTGGCCGCCGAGCAGCTGGTCACGGTGAAGGGCAAGCGCGGCTTCACGAAGCTCGAATGGCAGAAGCTTCGGGAGCGCAACGAGGCGCTGGACTGCCGGGTCTACGCCAGGGCCGCCGCGTGGATCGCCGGGGCCGACCGGTGGTCTGAGGCCCGCTGGGCCGATCTGGAGACGCAACTCGGCATCGAACAGCGGAGCGATCCTAATGGGGTGACGGGCTCCGAACCGCCCGCTGGCAAGCGGAGCACGCTGCGGCGGCGGACCGTCCGCTCGAGTTACATGGAGTGATCAGTGGGCCTTCTTTTCCCCGCGACTACGATGGCCGGCACGCACCCTGCGCCGGAACTCGGCGAGCATGGCCAGGTCGAACTCGATCTCCCGGCGGTCGATGTCCTCAGGGTCAAAGGCGCCTCCGACCCATTCCAGCAAGAACGCATGTTCGGGATGTTTCGGGTCGGCGATCGCATCGAGGAAGTTCATGAACCCGGGCAGACCGCCCACATCTTCGGGCGGTGCGCGGCGTCCGCCCTCGACGAACACCGGATAATCTTTGTCTGGATCACCGTCGCGGACGTGCTCCACACGGATGCTGTGCCGCCAGTCGTCACCGAAATCGTAGACATAGGTGAATTGGTCGATTCCCCGATCCATCACCTGATTCAGCCGGGTTCCCTTGGCCTTGTAGACCCGGCCGGACGCGCTCTCCAATCCGGGGAGCGGGTCGCCATAGGCGCGGTCGCCCACGCGAAACTCGTAGAGATGCGCATGGTCCCACCGCATCACGGCCTGAAGGATGTCGTGCAATGTCGACAGGGTGATCGCAGCCGCCACGTCAACCCGCCGCCAGATACGCGGGGTGATGTCCTCGAGTTCGATCATCAGACGGGCGACGGGCTCCGACATGGGTCCTCCGGGCGGCAGCTTTGTCCCAACCATAGAAGGCGCGCGTGATGCCGACAATTACCGACCTGCGCAGCCGCCGCGACGCGCTCTCGGCGCAGCGCTCCTCCGGCGTGGCGCGGGTCAGCTATGACGGCAAGACCGTCGAGTATCGCAGCGTGGTCGAGATCGACCGCGCCATCGAGGCGCTGGACCGCGAGATCGCCGCGGCCGAGGGCCGGCGGATCGTGCGGCAGCTGCGTGTGACGTCGACGAAGGGGCTGTGATCCATGGGGCTGTTCGACCGGTTCCGCCGCCAGCCCGCCGGCGGCCCTGCGGGCATGCGTGCGCGCCTCGAAGGGGCGATGTCCCGGCGCCGGTTGCGCGGCTGGAACCCGCCGCTGGAGAACGTCAACGCGCTCGTCGCCTCGGGCGGCCCAAAGCTGCTGGCGCGGGCGCGCGAACTGGTGGTCACCAACGGCTATGCCGCCAATGCCTGCGAGGCCTTCGCCGCCAATCTCGTCGGCGACGGCATCAAGCCGTCTTCGCTGATCGACGACGCGGAGCTTCGGGACCAGGTCCAGCGGCTCTGGCTCGCCTGGACCGACGAGGCGGACGCGGACGGGCTGACGGACTTTTACGGCCTTCAGGCCATGGTCGCGCGAGAGATGTTCGTCGCGGGCGAGTGTTTCGTGCGGCTGCGCCCACGTCGCACCGAGGACGGTCTGCTCGTGCCGCTGCAACTGCAGCTCCTGCAATCCGAGATGCTGCCCTTCGAGAAGACCGAGACGGCAGCCAACGGCAACCGCATCCGCTGCGGGATCGAGTTCGACGCCATCGGCAGGCGGGTGGCCTATCACTTCCGCCGCAGCCATCCGGGCGACAGCACGGACCGGCGCGTGGCGGTGCCGGAGACGGTGCGTGTGCCGGCGGCTGACGTCCTTCACGTCTATCGCCCGCTCGATGCCGGGCAGATCCGCGGCCTGCCGCATGTCGCGCCCGCCATGGTGCGGCTTTTCCTGCTGGACCAGTACGACGACGCCGAGCTCGACCGGAAGAAGACCGCGGCGATGTTCGCGGGCTTCATCACCAAGACGGCGCCCGAAGAGCCTATGATAGGCACGGAGGAGGCCGACCCCGACGGCGCGGCCATCGCCAGCCTCGAGCCGGGGACGCTGCAGGTCCTGCTGCCGGGCGAGGACGTGAAGTTCTCGTCACCGGCGGATGTGGGCAGCAGCTACGAGGCGTTCCAGTACCGCACGCTGCTCGGCGTCTCGGCCTCGCTGGGGCTGCCGTATCACCTGGTCACCGGTGACGTGCGCCAGGCCAACTATTCGAGCTTGAGGGCCGAGCTCGTCGAGTTCCGGCGTCGCGTGCAGCAGCTCCAGCACGGGGTGATCGCGCATCAGCTCTGCCGCCCGGTCTGGGCGCGCTGGCTGGAAACGGCGCGGCTGGCAGGCCGGCTGGATCTGCCCGACCCGGCCGTCGCCCAAATGGTGCAGTGGATCCCGCCCCGCTGGGACTGGGTCGATCCGCTGAAGGACATCCAGGCGCAGGTGCTGGCGATGGAGGCGGGCATCACCTCGCGGCGCAAGGTGGTGGAGGCCACCGGCTACGATGTCGAGGAGGTCGACCGCGAGAACGCGACGGACACGGCGCGCGCCGAGGGGCTCGGCCTGCGCTACCGCACCAGCCCCGGCGAGACGCAGGGCGCGCGGGCGACGCCGGCAACGCGGCCCGATCCGGGCGATGGGTCGGCAGATGACAGCGGTGACGACATCGATGCGGCCGCGACCGACCGCGCCACCAATCAGGAGTGACATCATGAACAGCTGGTACACGATCCGCGCCCGCGACGGCGGCGCGGAGGTGCTGATCTATGACGAGATCGGCGCCTATGGCGTCTCGGCCAAGGGCTTCCTCGCCGAACTCGGCGCGCTGCCGGACGAGACCGCGATCGATCTGCGGCTGAACAGCCCCGGCGGCTCGGTCTTCGACGCGGTCGCGATCCACAACGCGCTGAGCCGCCACGCCGGCAGCGTCACCGTCTGGATCGACGGGATCGCGGCCTCGGCCGCCAGCTACATCGCGATGGCGGGCGACGAGATCGTCATGCCCGAGAATGCCTTCCTGATGATCCACGATCCCTCCGGCCTCGTCATGGGCACGGCGGCGGACATGCGCGAGATGGCCGGGACGCTGGACAAGATCGCGGCCGGCATGCTGCGCGGCTACGCCGCCCGCTCGGGCAGGCCCGAGGAGGAGATCGCCGGGCTGATGGCCGCCGAGACCTGGCTCACAGCGGCCGAGGCGCTGGAGGCAGGTCTCGCCACGCGCCTGGCCGAGCCGGTGCGCATCGCCGCGCGCTTCGATATCGCCCGGTTCCGCAACGCGCCGCCAGCGCTGGTGGACGCGGTCGAGACCCCAGATCCGGAATACGCCAAGACGGAAACCGACATCGTTGACGACGCCAACGATGTCGCGTCGGTCCCCGATCCCGCGCCGCAGCCCGTGGCCGACGATCCGGACGGCCCCATGGCAGACGCCAGCACGGCTCCGAACGCCACCGCCATCCGCGCCGAGGCCATCGCCCATGCCCGGGCCGTGGTCGATCTCTGCCGCCTCGCGGGTCAGCCGCAGATGGCCGGGCGCTTCCTCGAGGAGGACGCCAGCCTCGACGCGGTGCGCAGCAGCTTGCTGGACACGAAGGCCGAGGCCGCGCCGGAGATCACGCCCCATCACCCGCAACCCGGCCGCAGCGCCACGACCCGTCCCTGGGGCGACGTGATCGCCCGCACCTTCAAGCTCAAAGGATAGGCTCCCATGACCACGCTTTCTGAGTCCACCCACCCCGGCGGCTTCCTCGTCTGGGAAGCCCATCGCGACTACACCCGAGAGACCGTCACCGTTGCGTCCGGCACGCTCTCACCCGGCACCGTGCTGGGTCAGATCACCGCCTCGGGCAAATACGCCGCCCACGACCCCGACGCCACCGACGGGACAGAGACCGCCGTCGCCGTGCTCTGGGGCAAGGCGGACGCCAGCGGCGGCGATGCACCGGCCGTGGCGGTGGTCCGCGGCCCCGCCATCGTCAACCGGCATGATCTCGTCTTCGCGGGCACGCCCAGCGATCCCGAGGTCGCCGCCGCCCACGCCGCGCTCTTCGCCGCGGGCATCATCGTCCGCTGATCCGAAACCGACAGGAGGCATCAACATGGCCACCATGGACATCTTCGAAGGCGATGCCTTCACCATCGTCGAACTCACCCGCGCGCTCGAGAATATCCCCTACAAGCCCGCCATCCTGTCGGGCGCGGACCTCTTCGGCGCCCGCGGTGTGCGCAGCCGCACCGTGATGATCGAGAGCCGCGACGGCACGCTGTCGCTGATCCCGTTCTCCGAGCGTGGCTCTGCCTACGAGAGCCAGACGCCTGAACGCCGCGAGATGCGGGCGTTTGTTTGCCGGCAGTTCAAGAAGCAGGACGTGCTCTGGGCCTCGGAGATCCAGGCGATCCGCGACTTCGGCTCGGAAACCGCGGTGCAGCAGGTGCAGGCCGAGGTCGCCCGCAAGCTGGGCCGCCTGCGCAACGACGCCGAGGCCACGTTCGAGTTCCACCTCTTCAACGGCATCCAGGGCGTGGTGAAGGACCCCAGGGACGGCGCCACGGTGATCGATTACCACGCCGAGTTCGGCATCACCCCGGCCACGGAGGTCGACTTCGACCTCGACAACACCTCCCCCGCCTCGGGCGCGCTGCGCAAGCGTTGCCAGGCGCTGATCGAGAGCGTCGAGGATTCTCTGGGCGGGCTCGCCGCCGGCCAGGTGCAGCTCCGTGCCGAATGCGGCTCGGCCTTCTTCGCCGATCTGGTTGCCCACAAGGAGGTGCGCGAGACCTATCTCAACACCGCGGCGGCCGCCGATCTGCGCGGCCGCGTGGGCGAGGAGGTCAGCTTCGGCGGGATCACCTTCCGCCGGTATCGCGGCGGGCTGGGCTTCGGCGTGCCCACCGACAAGGCGTATTTCTACCCCGAGGGCGTCGAAGGCCTGTTCGAGATCTACTACGCGCCTGCGGACACCTTCGAGACGGTCAACACCGTCGGCCTGCCGCTCTATGCCCGCATGATCCCGGACCGGGACCGCGACGAATGGGTGCGGCTCGAGATCGAGAGCAACCCGCTGCCGATCTGCACCCGACCGCAGGTCCTGCGCAGCGCGCGGCGGACCTGATGACGGCGGCTGCGATGGCGCTCGACGCGCTCTTCGCCGACGACAACATCGCCCGCGAGGCCGTCTACACGCCCGAGGGTGGAACGCCTGTCCTCGTCCGGGTGGTGACCCGCCGGGCGGACGAGACCACGGGCTTCGGCGACGCGCGCCTCTGGTCGGAGACCACGCGCGTGGATCTGCGCGTAGCCGAGGTTCCGACCCCGCGCCCCGGCGACCGCATCGAGATCGACGGCGAGGCCTTCCTGATCCAGGGCGAGCCGGTCCGCGACCGCGAGCGGCTCGTCTGGACCGTGGATCTGAGGCCGACATGAAGCTGAAACTCGACGTCACGCCCGACCTCGCTTCGTTGATGGCCGCCGAGATCAAGGCGGGCGAGCGCGCGGTGACCACGGCAATGCGTGAGGCCGGCGGGCAGCTCAAGACCGACTGGCGGCGCCAGATCACCGGCGCGGGGCTCGGGCAGCGGCTCGCCAAGAGCATCCGCGCCGAGACCTGGCCCAAGGGGACAACCAGCATCGGCGCAGCCTCGCTGGTCTGGTCGAAGGCGCCCGCCATCGTCGGCGCGCACGACACCGGCCCGCTGATCCGCTCGAAGGCCGGGTTCTGGCTCGCGATCCCGACGCCCGCCGCCGGCCGCGGATTGCGCGGCGGAAAGATCACCCCCGACGAATGGGAACGCCGCCGCGGTCTGCGCCTGCGGTTCGTCTATCGCCGCCGCGGCCCGAGCCTGCTCGTCGCGGATCGGGCCCGGATCAACACGCGGGGCACCGCGGTGGCCTCACGCGCCAAGACGGGGCGCAACCAGGTCACCGCGCCGATCTTCTTGCTGGTCCCGCAGGTCAAGCTGCCGAAGCGGCTCGATCTCGACCGGGACGCCGAGCGCGCGCGTGACAGCGTGCCCGGGTTGATCGTGGCGAACTGGGTGGAGGGGCGGCTTTGATCATGTCGGATCGCCAAACGCCGCAGAAGTTTCGAGGCTGTTGGATCGGCTCAACCAGCACAGCAAGACAGCTTCGCGACATCCATGTCGAAGGTCTGAGCGGCGAGCTTCAGGCCCTCGACTGTGGTCAGATAGGGAAAGATCGTCTCGCCGAGCGCCTTCGTCGTCATGCCGAACTTCAGCGCCATGGCCAGCGTCTGAACGCTGTCGGCCCCTTCCGGCGCCATGATCACGCCGCCCAGCAGGCGGTCCGTCTGCGCATCTGCGACCAGCTTGATCCGCCCCCGCGTGTCGCGGGCGGCGAGCGCGCGGGGCACGTTGTCGAGGTCAAGCACGCTTGTCTTCACGTCATGGCCGGCGTCGCGCGCGTCCGCCTCGGTCAGGCCAACGCCCGCGACCTGCGGATCGGTGAATACCACCCACGGCATCGCCGCGTTGTCGTAGCGCTCGGCGCCGTCCAGCACGGCGTTGCGGGCCGCGAGCTTTGCGCCGTAGGCCGCCATGTAGACGAACTGGTCGCGGTCCGCGACGTCGCCTGCCGCATAGATGCCGGGGCGTGTCGTGGCCATGTCGTCGCCGACCCTGATCGTGCCGCGCGCGTCGGTCTCGACGCCCATTTCGGCCAGGCCCAGCCCCTCGGTGTTGGGCGCGCGTCCCGTGGTCAGGACGAGATGGTCGGCCGTCAGTTCGCGGACGGTCCCGTTCCGCGTGACCGACAGGAGCGCGCCGTCATCCACCTCTCGTGCAGCCTCGTAGCGAACGCCGTCGAGGATCGTCAGACCCTCTTCCCGCAAGACCTCCGTGAGCGCCTCGGACACCTCCGGCTCGGTGCGCGGCAGCAGGCGCGACCGGCAGACGATGGTCACGCGGACGCCCATCCGCGCCATCATCTGCGCCAGTTCCACGCCGATATAGCCGCCGCCGAGGAAGATCAGGCTCTCGGGCAGCCGCTCCAGTTCCATCAGCGAGGTGCTGTCGAGCGTCGGCACATCCGCAATGCCGGGGATGTCGGGCACTGCGGGCCGCCCGCCGGTTGCGACGATCACCCTTGGCGCGGCGATCCTGCGCCCGCCGACCTCGACGCCGCCATCCACGAGCCGCGCCGGCCCCTCGTCGACATAGGTGACACCGTCGTACTCGGGCAGCAGCTCGGCATATTTCTTCTGTCGCAGGCTTGCGACAAGGTCGTCCTTTGCGCCGATCAGGGCCGCCCAGTCGGTCACCTGCGAGTCGCCCGACAGTCCGGGGAAACGGCGCGCGGCCTTCGCGCCATGCATGGCCTCGGCCGCGCGGATCATCGTCTTGGAGGGCACGCAGCCCACGTTCACGCAGGTCCCGCCGATCGTGCCGTGGCCGATCAGCGCGACGCGCTTGCCGCCCTCGACGGCCGTGATCGCGGCCGAGAAGCCGGCCGAGCCCGCACCGATGACGGCGAGGTCATAGTCACCCTTGGGCGTGCAGCAATCGTCTTTCATCAAGTCATCCATCCGTTCGAGTGGTCTGGCGCCGCTGCCGCCGCCAGACGGCATACACCGTCAGCACGACGAAAAAGGCGAGTGCGGGCAGCAGCACATAGTCGAGCCAGCCCAGCCAGGCCGACAGTCCCACGGCGCCGAGAAGCACGACCAGGATCGGCGTGAAGCAGCAGAGCGCCACGATGACGGTGCCGACGATCCCTGTCGCGATCAGCTTGCGGTCGGTCTGCTCGGTCATCCCGTCAGCCCGCGACCCGCGCCGGGTAGCCCGCATTGGCCGAGGCCGCCGCGATGGCGTCGGCACTGGTCGCGGCGGAGTCGTAGATCACCGTGGCGGTGCGTGCCTCGAAGTCGATCTCGACAGTGCGCACGCCCGCGACGCCCTCCATCGCACGCTTCACAGTGATCGGGCAGAGCGCGCAGGTCATGTTGTCGACCGCGAACGTGATAGTCTGCTCCGCGGCGACGGACTGCGCGACCGCAGAAGTGGCGGTCATCGGGGCGACGGCTGTCAGGCCGAACAGTGCAAGGGCAAGGAACTTCTTCATGAGGGTGTCCTTCCGGGATCAGTAGAGAAGCGGGGCCCACCAGTCGATGGTGAGTGCTGCGACAACGAGGATCAGCGAGGCCCAGAGTGCGGTCTTGGTGATGCGCGCCGATGCTGGCCTTGCGCAGTAGGAACCGGGTTCGCAGACGGTCGGCTTGCGGAAATAGACCTGCCGGAATCCCGCCCCGACGAAGCCGAGCGCGATCACGGCGAAGATCGGCTTGTAAGGCTCCAGCGCCGTCAGGTTGCCGATCCAGGCGCCCGAGATGCCGAGGGTCAAAAGCACCAGCGGCCCGATGCAGCAGGCCGAGGCGAGAAAGGCGCCCAGCACACCGCCTGCCGCAAGCCAGCCCTTTCGGGCGGGGCGATCCGCGCCCGTGCTGTCCGTTCGGTCGTCCGTCAGCGCCATGTCGCGCACCTCTCGTCTGTGATTTAGGAGAGGTGTAGGGTCTGTAGCAACTACAGGCTCAAGAGGAAACTTGCCCATGACCGATCACGAGCGCGAGAGCGGTTTCACACGCGGCGACCTGGCCCGGGCGACCGGCTGCAACATCGAGACGATCCGCTATTACGAGAAGACCGGCCTTTTGCCCGACCCGCCCCGGACCGACGCCGGCTACCGCATCTATTCCACCGCGCACGCCACACGTCTGCGCTTCATCCTGCGCGCCCGCGAACTCGGGTTCTCGATGGAGGACATCCGCGGACTGATGGGGCTCGAAGACGGCGCCGCGCCGACCTGCGCAGAGGTCAAGGAGCGGACGGAGCGCCACCTTGCCGATGTCCGCGCGAGGATCGCGGATCTCCGGCGTATCGAAACCGTCCTCGCTGCAACCGCATCCAGGTGTTCGGGCGCCGAAGTCCCCGACTGTCCGGTGCTCGACGCGATTTCCAACCCGGCCGACCCATGACACCTCGCGAAACCATCCTCGCCGCGCTGAACGCGCGGCTCTCGGCGCTTCCCGCCACCGCTTTGCGCAGCGAGGTGCTGCCCGAGCGCGTCCCGGCCGATGGATTACTGATCCTGCGCGACGGCGAGCCGGGGGAGCCGGAGGTGACGTTTTCGCCGCTGCGTTATCACTACCAGCACCGCGCCGAGATCGAGGCGGTGGTTCAGGGCGCCGACCGTGATGCCGCCTTCGACACGCTGACCGCCAGCATTGGCACGGCGCTCGCCGCCGACCGCACGCTGAGCGGGCTCTGTGACTGGGTAGAGGCAGAAGCGCCGCGCCCGGTCGACTTGGCCGTAGAGGGCGCGGCGAGCCTGAAGGCGGCGACCATCGCGGTGGTGCTGCACTACGCGACGGACGACCCGCTGAGCTGAGCGCGGCGTCCACGGCAACCGGGCGACCTCCCCAACCTGACCACTGACCCACCGGCCCGCGGACCCGCTCCGCGGGCCGTTCCTTTTTGCGACAGGAGAGCATCATGGCACGATCCCTTGGGGCCCGGGCGCGGCTCGCGCTCGGCTTCGAGACCACCTACGGCACGCCGCCGGCCAGCGGCTTCATCCGAATGCCCTTCGCGCCGGGGCTGACCGTCGCCGCCGAACAGCCGCTGCTCGACTCCGAGCTGCTGGGCTACGGCCGCGATCCGCTGGCGCCGGTCAAGGACGCGATCACCGCCGACGGCGACGTGGTGGTCCCGATCGACGCGGAGGCCTGGGGCCACTGGCTCAAGGCCGCCTTCGGCGTGCCCACGACCAGCGGCACCGGGCCCTACACCCACGAGTTCCAGTCCGGCGCCTGGGACCTGCCGAGCTTCGCGCTGGAAAAGGGCCTGCCGGAGGTACCGCACTTCGCCATGTATCCCGGCTGCCGGGTCAACCAGTTGCAATGGTCGATGGAGCGCTCGGGCCTCGTCACGGCGACCGTCGGCGTGATCGCGCAGGGCGAGGACAAGAGCGCTGCGAGCCAGGCCGGCACCCTGACCGAGCCCGCGCTCAGGCGCTTCGGCAGCTTCAACGGCAGCGTCCAGCGCGATGGGGCGGCGCTCGGCAACCTGGTCTCGGCCGAGATCACCTATGCCAACAACCTCGACCGGGTGGAGACGCTCCGCGCCGACGGCAAGATCGACGGCGTGGAGCCCGGCATCGCCGCGCTCACCGGCAACGTGGTGGTCCGCTTCGCCGACGAGACGCTGCTGCAGCAGGCGATCGACGGGGCGGCTTGCGAGCTGGTTTTCGGCTACGCGCTGCCCTCGGGCGAGAGCTTCACGCTGACTGCGCATGCCGTCTACCTGCCGCGCCCGCGGATCGGGATCGACGGGCCGCAGGGCATCCAGGCGACATTCGACTGGCAGGCGGCGCGTGACCCCGGCACCGGCCGCATGGCCACCGCAACCCTCATCAACGACGTGGACCTGTACTGATGCTCCGACTCGACATGACCCGCAAACCCGCCTGGCACGACATGCCCGGCGGCGTGCGCCTGAAACTCCTGCCGATCACCACCGCCCTGATGGCCGAGGCGCGCCGCGATCCCGACGTGGTCGAGGCGCTGCAGAGCGTGCCGCCCGAGGCCATTGAGGCGGAGGCAAACGCGGCCATTTCGCGCGCGACCGACGAGGCGGTGGCGATCCCTTTCGCGGTCGCGCTGGCCCGGCTGGCGATCGTGGAATGGGACGGCGTCGGCGACGCGAGGGGCAATCCGGTGGAGCCCGGGACCGAGACGATCCCGGCGCTGATGGACATCTGGCCGATTTTCGAGGCGTTCCAGACCCGCTACGTCCAGAAAGGACTGCTGCTGGAGCAGGAAAAAAACGCCTCTGCGCCCTCGCAGCCTGGGTCTGGGGCGGGGGCGCGGAGTACTGCGCAGGGTGCCAAGGGCCGTGCCCGGACTGCCCGCAAACGCAAGAGCGCCCGCTGACGCTGGAGGGTCGGCAGATGCGGGATCTGGTGCAGGCGGCCGGCGGCCAGCTGCGGCTGGCGCCGATGGGCGGCGTCATCGGCTTCGACATGACCGCGCTCCTGACGATGGCCCGCGTCCGCGGCGTTCCGCTGGCCGCCGCCGCCGAGCTTCTCCCGCATGTCGAGGCGGTGGTGGTCGAGACCCTGCAGAAACGAAACGACGAGTCGCGCGGGGACGGCGGCGCCATGGGGGCTGACTGATGGCCGAGAAACGTGTGAGCGTGCGCCTGTCGGCGACGGGCGGGCGGCAGGTCAAGGATGCGCTGCGCGGTGTGGGCGAGGCCGGGCAGCAGGGCTTCCGGCGCCTCTCGCGCGAGATGGAGGCGGCCAACCGCCGGCTCGCCCGCTTCGCGCGGCAGGCCACGCGGATCGCCCGGGTCGTCGGCGCGGCAGCTACGGCGGCGGGCGCGGCGCTGATCCGCTCGGGGCTCCAGACCGTCGACGCGCAGGCCAAGCTCGCGCAGTCGCTGGCCACCACCACGGCGAGCGTGCAGGTGCTCGCGCGTGCGGCGGACCTGTCGGGCAATACCTTCCGCGAACTCGAGGCCGGCTCTGCGCGCCTGACCCGGCGCCTTTCGCTCTTCGCCGCCGATGGCAGCGGCCCTGCGGCCGACGCGATCCGGCGGCTGGGGCTGAATGCGACGGAGCTGCTCGCGCTGCCGCTCGACCAGCGCATCGCGCGGGTGACCGAGGCGATCCGCAGCAATGCCGCGGCCTCCGAGCAGGCGGCGCTCTTCTCGCAGCTCTTCGGCGATCGCGCCTTCGTGGCCTTCCAGCGGCTCGAACCCGCGCAACTGCGCCAGGCGAACGACGAGCTGCGCCGCTTCGGCGTGCTGGTCAGCGACGCCGACGCCGACCGGATCGAGGAGACCAACGACGCGATCTCGCGGCTGGGTCTGCTCTGGCGGGGCCTGTCGAACCAGCTGGCCGTCGCCGCCGCGCCGGCGCTGCAGAGCGCCGCCGAAGGGCTGGCCCGGCTGGGCGAGGTCGGCGGGCCGATCCAGCGGGTCTTCACCGGCCTTTCGGACGCGTTCGTCCTGTTGATCGACAATTTCGCGCGGGTGGCCAGCACCGCGGCGGCCTTCGCGGGGTTCATCGCCGGGCGCATGGTTGTCCGTCTCGCGTTGGCCGCGACGACGGTCCGCGGTCTCGCCACGGCGCTGGTCGTCCTGCGCGGGGCGCTGATCCGCACCGGCATCGGTGCGCTGATCGTCGGCGCGGGCGAGCTGATCTACCAGTTCACGCGGCTGGTGGCAGCGACGGGCGGCATCGGCGCGGCGCTCGATCTGCTGAAGGACGTGGCCGCGGAGGCCTGGGACCGGATCGCGCTGCGCGCCGGCGCCGCCTGGGCGCGGGTGGAGGCCGGCTGGGCCGCAGCGCAGGCCAGCATCTTCGAGGGTCTGCAGGGCGCGACGGAGGCTGTGGTCGGCTGGGGCAACAGCACCGTCGCGACCTTCTCCGGCGCGTTCGACGCGGTGAAGGCGACTTGGGGGGCGCTGCCGGAGGCCATCGGGGACTTCGCCTTCCAGGCCGCGAATGCCCTGATCGACGGCGTCGAGTCGATGATCAACGGTGTGGTGGCGCGCATCAACCGCTTCATCACCCGGCTGAACGCGGCGCTGTCCAATCTCCCCGACTGGGCAACCGGCGAGGGCGGCCTCTCCATCGGCACGCTGGACCCGGTCGAGCTGGGCGGGGTCGAGAACCCGTTCGCCGGGGCGGCCACGGCGGTCGGCGATGCCGCGGGAGAGGCCTTCCGTGCCGCCATGGGCCGCACCTATGTCGAGGCGCCGGATCTCTTCGGCGGGATGGCCGCGGATGCGCGCGGGCGCGCCGCGGGCTATGCCGAGGCCGCCGGCATGCTGTCTCAGGCCGCCGCGCGCCCGATGACCGCGTGGCAAGCACTGAAGGACGCCGTGGCGGGCGCGGGCTCGGACGGCGCGGCGGCGCTCGAGGCGGCCACGGACTCGGCCGACCGGTTCGAGGAGGCGCTCGGCGCGGCTGGACAGGCGGCCACCGAGGCCGGCGCCGCGGCCGGCGCGGCCGCCTCCGCCGCCGCGCCCAGCACCGAGCGGGCCGTCACCGGCTGGCAGGCCGTCACCGTGGCCCTGTCGGATTACGCGACGAAGGCGCGTCAGATCGGCGGCGATATCGGCCAGAGCCTCGTGGGCGCCTTCCGGTCGGCGGAGAGCGCGGTCGGCGAGTTCGTGAAGACCGGCAAGCTGAAGGTCCGCGACCTCGTCACATCGCTCATCGCCGATCTCGCGCAGCTCGCCGCGCGGCGCTTCATCCTGGGGCCGATCGCCAATGCGCTCGGCGGTGCGCTCGGGGGCGCCGGCGGGCTTTTCGCCAATGTCCTCCATGCCGGCGGTGTGGTCGGTGCACCGGGACCCGGACGCACGGTTCCGGCTGCGGCCTTCGCGGACGCGCCACGCATGCATTCTGGCGGCACGCTCGGGCTTCGCCATGATGAGGTACCGGCGATCCTGCAACGCGGCGAGCGGGTGCTCTCGCGCCGGGAGGTGCGCGCCGAAGACGCCCAGGGCCGCGACCGCGAGCCCGCCCCGACCGTCAATGTCACCATCCAGACCCGCGACGCCGAGAGCTTCCGACAGTCCCGCACACAGGTCGCCGCCGACATCTCGCGCGCCGTGGCCATGGGTCGAAGGGGAATGTGAGCAATGGCGTTCCATGAGGTGCGTTTCCCGGACGACATCAGCCGCGGCGCGCGCGGCGGGCCGGAGCGGCGCACGCAGATCGTCGAACTCGCCTCGGGCGAGGAGGAGCGCAACGCCAGCTGGGCCAATTCCCGCCGCCGCTACGACGTGGCCTACGGCATACGGCGCGCGGACGATCTGGCGGCCGTGGTCGCCTTCTTCGAGGCGCGAAACGGCCGGCTCCATGGCTTCCGCTTCAAGGACTGGGGCGATTACAAGTCGGCCCCGCCGTCCAAGGCGATCGCGCCCACCGACCAGGAGATCGGCACGGGCAATGGCGGCCTCACCGAGTTTGCACTCCTGAAACGCTACAGCTCCGGCGCGCAAAGCTGGATCCGCGCCATCGCCAAGCCTGTGGCAGGCAGCCTGCGCGTCGCGCTCGGCGGCGTCGAGCAGATGTCGGGCTGGACGATCGACACGACCAGCGGCGTCGTCACCTTCGCCACCGCGCCGGCGGCGGGCGTCGCGATCACCGCAGGCTTCGCCTTCGACGTGCCTGTCCGTTTTGACACCGACGCGCTCGACGTGACCCTCGACCTCGAGCGGCTCGGCTCGATTACCTCAATTCCGCTTCTGGAGATCCGGCGATGAACGATTCCGGCGTTCGCGGGGCTTACGCGGCGGTCCGAAGGACGGCGCCACGGTCCCCGCTCACCGTCGCAGCCGTGCTGCGCGACCCCATGCAAACGTCAAGACCTCGGGGCATCCGCCATGAATGACGGATCCGGCTTCATCGCAGCAGTTCTCAGGGAACTTGCAGCATCTACCGCCGTGATCCTCGCCGCCTGGGGCGCGCTCGGCGGCGCCACGAACGCGCTGACCACGAAGATGCGCCTGCGCGATGCGTTGCGCCACATCCTGCTCGGCGGGCTGATCGCGGCCGGCATGGGGAGCCTGTCGATGGCCGTCATCGCGGCGTGGCTGGGGCTGCGCCCCGACGCGATCCCTGCGGGCGGGCCCGCCGGCTCGGCCGCCTATCTCGTCGGCGTTTTCGGCCCGGCCTTCATCGAAGTCGTCCACGCCCGGCTGCGCGCCGCGAAGGGGCGCAAGGATGACTGAGCTTATCCGCCTCGCCCGCGCGCTGCGGAGCGGGTGCGAGGACCCTCGGGTGCGCTTTGCGCACCGGCTGCGCGTCGGCATCGCCGTTGCGGTGCTGATCCTGATCCTCTCGTTTTTGGAGTAATCCCATGGAGATGACCGCCAAGAAAATGTCACATCGTGGCCTGCTGGCCCTGGCCAGGCACGAAGGTATCGTGCCCGCGCCCTACCGCGATTCCACCTGCACCTGGACCTTCGGCATCGGCCATACGGCCGCGGCCGGACCGCCCGATCCCGGCGAGATGCCCCGCGGCATGCCCGCCGATCTCGATGAGGGCATCGGCGAGGCTTTCCGGGTCTTCCGCACGGACCTCGCGACATACGAGGCCGAGGTCAGGGCCGCGGTGACGGTACCACTGGCGCCGCACGAGTTCGATGCGCTGGTCAGCTTCCACTACAACACCGGCGGCATCGCGCGGGCTGCGCTGACCCGCCACCTGAACGCCGGCGACCGCGAGGCTGCCGCGCAGGCCTTCCTGAACTGGCGGCGGCCGGCGGAGATCATCCCACGGCGCGAGGCGGAGCGCGACCTGTTCCGCCATGGCCGCTATCCCGGCGGGGCCATCCCGGTCTGGTCCGTGGACCGCACGGGCCGCGTGGATTTCTCGCGGCCGGTCCGGCGGCTGACCGAAGACCAGGCTCTGGCTCTGCTGCAGCCTGTCAGACCCTCAGTCCCCGCAACCCCCGAGACGCCGACCGGCTGGCTCGCCCGGCTGGCCACCTTCTTCTCCACCCTAATCCGGAGGGCCTGATCCCCATGCGCTACGTTCGACCCAACTCCATGACCTGGTGGGCGGGACTGCTCGCCATGCTCACAGGCATTGCCGCCCTCGCGCTGCCCGCTACCGGACCGCTGAGTGAGCTGTCCCGCCTTGTCGCTCTGCTCGCTGGCTCGGGCGATGCCTCGCCCGCGGGGCTGATGTTCCTCGGTCTGGGCCTGATCGGTCTGCGCGACCGGATCGAGCGCGGGTTCCGTGGCGATGCTTGAGTGTCTTGCAGGGATGATCGTGGGCGGCAGCGTGGGCGTCTTCGTCGTCGCCCTCTGCGTGGCCGCCACGCGCGGGGAACGGGGCGATGGCTGAGTTCCTGATCTGGTTAGTCGCGGCTCTGGGCGCGGTCGGAGGTGTCGTCCTCGGCCGGGTCTGGGGGCGCGCAGCAGCAAAGCGCGCGGGCAAACGGGAGGCAGAACGCGATGCCATGGAAGACAAGAACAAGCGTGTCGAGCGCGGACGCGACGCGGTTCGTGACGGCCGCGGCGCCGGCAATCCTGCTGAGCGGCTGCGCCGCAACGATGGGCGGTGGTGACGCCGGCTGTGCTTCCTACGCCGAGGCGCGGCTCACCCGGCCGGATGCCGAGACGGTCGCCGCTGTGCCGCCGGACTGGGCCGACTGGATCGCCGATGTCGACGACCGCATGACAGGAACCTGCCGATGAAATCCCTCTCGCCTGCTCTGCAGGCCCATCTCGACGAGGGCACGACGACACTCGCCTGGTGCTGGCGCA